ATAAATGAAGGCAAAATTATAGAAAGTTTAAATAAAAATTATAATGCATTTTCAAACAACCACGTGTATATAACACCAAATGGTAACTTTGCTGTTTTAGAATTTAATAAAGATGATAAAGAATATTTTTTAGAATTAAATTCAATTAAAGAATATATAAAATGGGCAGAACAAGAACCTATTAATAATGTTTCAGATATATGTAAAAAGTGTAAATATTATGGCCATTGTTTAACAGAGCATTACCGTTATGTTAAAGATTTAACAAACAGTTGCAACGGATATAAAGGATTGCTAGATTACTATGAACAAAGAATATAAAACTAATACAAAAGTTGCAATTGATGATAATGAAGAAATATTAAATTACGCTTTGTTTAAACATTCTAACAAATTTAAAACAAAAGATGGAAGACCTTACGAATATATTGACAAAGATGGTGAATATGTTAGTAGTCATGTAAGTCCATATAATCCTTTTATAGATGAAAATATTGATCCTGGAGTTTTTGATTTGGTAATCTTATTAATTAATAAAGGTTATTTAACCTGTTCTAGTTGTGAGGGACATTCTGATAGAAAATTTAGATATGTTACTATTGCTTTTAATACTATGGAACAATTAAATAATTTTAAAAAAAATATTTTAAAATCTAAATTACCATTAAACTTTAGAATATCAGATAAAAAAAATCAAGCTTGGCATGGGCACAATGTTACATATAATTATAAAGAAATAAAAGAAAAAAAATTATCTGTGCAAGAATTTATTAAAATATCAGGTAAAATTACTGAAGAAGATTTTGTAAAACATTATAATGCTATGTTTTTAAGAGATTATACTGAATATTATTTAATGCAAATACGTATAGCGTCATTACCAGAAACTAATTTTACTTTTTTAGGTATTCTAAAATATATTTTTCAGTATCCATATTACTTTGTGGTTTACAAATTTAGAAATTATTTCACTAAAAAACTTACAGAATATATTAAAAATAATATAAAAGATTACGAGGATAAAATATGAAAATTGCAATAACAGGACACACGAAAGGAATAGGAAAGGCTTTTTCAAATATATTAAAAATTAGAGGTCACGAAATTATTGGAATTAGTAAAAGTGAAGGTAAGGATATAAACAATGTAATAGAAATATCTAATATTATTGAACCTTGCGATATGTTTATTAATAATGCACATTCAAATTATGCACAAATAGATTTGTTTTATGAAGTGTGGAAAAAATGGAAAGGTTTAAAAAAATATATTTGGAACATAGGCAGTTATAATCCATTCAACTTAAATAATGAAAATAATGGAGATGATTTGGAATATATTATGCAAAAACAATTTTTAAATAAAATAACTAAAGTATTAAATTCAAAATCAGTGTGGCCTATGGTGACATTATTAAATCCTGGTCATACTTCAAATAAAAATCAAAACATAATTAAAAATATGGAAGAATATTATTCTTCTGAAGAATTAAAACCTTTATTGAATATAAAAATAAAAGATGAAAAATTTATGTATGGCCATACCCCTGAACAATGGGTCAAATGTATTATTGATGTGTTTGATAATAATAATAACGCACATATTTCTGAAATATCGTTATCTTATAATGATCCTATTAATAAAATAAAAATATGATAAAAAAAGAATGGAAAATTAGACAAGAATTATATCATAAAACAAATACAGAACATGATGATGACCTTAATAAACTTCATATTGAATATTCGAGTGATGTGGTGGAAACAGCTGTAAAATATTTTAATGATAAAGATTTGGGTTTCGTATATCCTGCAAAAAGTTATGTTGTAGCTATTTGTTATGCATACTGGTTATCTAAAGATTTTAATGAGAATTTTTATGAATTATTAAGAGATAAAGACTTACTATTTAACAACGACCCTTATTTTAAAACATACGATAATGATAGAGAAGTTTACGATAATATAATAAAAAGAGTTTTTCCACTAAATGAAAACAAAGGCATTGTGTTGGATATTAAAAAGTATTATACGTCTGAATTTTTAATATAAATATAGTATAACAAGGAGTGAATATGGCGATTACAATTAATGGTAAAGAATATGATGAAAGTAAGTTCAGTGATAAATTGAAAAACTACATCATAGCAAGACAAGAAATACAAAACAATAAGACAAGATTGCTTATTGAAATTGAGAAAATAGACGTACTAACTGAATACTATAACAATAGAATTATAGAAGAATTAGGTATAGAGGTTAAGGAAACTAAAGAAATAAAATAAATGGCAGCTGTAGCAAACTTATCAATAGACCAAGGCGCAACATTTACATCAGATATAACTGTAAAAGACGTTGGAGGAAATGTATTTAATCTGACTGGTTATACGGCCGTTGCAAAACTGGCCAAAGGGTATTCATCTACAAGAACAAGAACGACAATGTCCACAACATTTGCTACAGATAGAACAACTGGTGTTTTGACAATTTCTTTAACGGCCAATCAAACAGCCGCTCTGGACGCAGAAAGATACGTCTATGACGTTGAAATCGTATCTCCTACGAGTGAAGTTACAAGAGTTTTAGAAGGAATTATAACCGTTAGACCTGAAGTAAGTATCTAAATTATTATATATTATAACTTAATAATAATATAAATATACATAAAAAGGTGTTTTAGATGGTTGACATTACAGCTATAATTAATAAAAATTCAGGTACTACAGCCAGCATAAATTCAGCTACATCTGCTGGACCCCAAAAAGTATCTGTAACGATACCATCTGGTGCCACATTACAAAACAGCTCATTACAATTAAAATTATTAGGCGATGTAGATACAACAACTGAAGGCTTAATTGACGGCTCTTTATTACAATATAGATCAAGCGATCAAAAGTTTGTTACAAGAACAAACATCATTACAACGACAGGAAATTTAACACTTAACGGTGGAGAATATTAATAAATGGCAACTATAATTAAAATAAAAACGTCCAGTGGTTTAGGTAAACCAGCTACAGCCAAAATCGGAGAGCTTTCGTATTCATACGCTGCAGGTGCTTATAACACATTAGGAGATAAACTCTTTATTGGTGTTGGGCCAGTTGACGGTAACGGCGATGCTTCATCACAAGAAGTCATTGGCGGTAAGTATTTTACAAACGCTTTAGATCATCAACCAGGAGTTTTAACTGCAAGTTCGGCAATAATTGTAGATTCAAATAAAGCTATAGACGATTTAATTATTGGAAATAGTACAACAGTTGGTGGTTCAGTAAAATTCCAAGAAGGAACAAATAACGGCTCTGATGCTGTTACAATTAAAGCACCTAATACATTAGCTGCCGCTTACACACTTACTTTACCTACAGCTACAGGAACTGCTGGCCAGTTTTTAAAGACAGATGGTTCAGGAAATTTAGCTTTTGAAACCGTATATTCTAATTTTACTATTACAGGTGATACAGGTTCAGATACATTTAATACAAACGAAACTTTAGATTTTCAAGGTAACTCACAAGTTGTAACTGCTGTTACAAATAACCAAGTAGCATTTTCAATTGGTAACAGTTCAATTGGCACAACACAATTAACAGATGCTGGTGTTACAAATGTAAAATTAGCAAATTCTACAATCACATTAGGAAGTTCTACACTTACTTTAGGTTCTACAACAACGGCCGTTGCAGGATTAACACAATTAGATGTTGATAATATTAGAGTTGATGCTAATACAATTTCAACAACAAACAGTAATGGTGATTTAACATTATCACCAAACGGTACAGGAACAGTTAAAGTTCCATCAGGTTATAAAGACCGTGCAGGATTTACTAATGACTCACTTGCAACAAAAGAATATGTTGACGCAACATCACAAGGTTTAGATGTTAAAAATTCAGCCGTTGCGGCTACAACAGTAAATTTAAGTGCTACATATGCTAACGGTACAGCAGGTGTAGGTGCTACATTAACTTTTGGTTCTGCTGTTACAACACTCGACGGTGTAACTTTAACAAATGGTGATAGAATTTTAGTTAAAGACCAAACTACACAAAGTCAAAACGGTATTTACGTAAGAACATCATCAACAGTATGGACAAGATCAGTTGATGCCGACACTGCTGCTGAATTAACAGGTGGTGCTTTTATATTCGTAGAACAAGGTACAGACAACGCTGATAATGGTTATGTATTCACACACGAAGGCACACCTACAATTGGTACAACTTCATTAACAGTAGGACAATTTTCAGGTGCTGGTCAAATTACAGCAGGTGACGCTTTAACAAAAACAGGCAACACTTTAAATGTTGCAGTAGACAATAGTTCAATAGAAGTTAACAGTGATGCTCTAAGAATAAAAGCATTAGGTATAACAAATGCTATGTTAGCAGGTTCTATTGCAACTTCAAAATTAGCTGCACCATATTTTTATATAGCTGATGAAACTTCTACAGTTGCACAAATAAATTTAAATCAAACTCTAAGAATTAATGCTGGAGAAGGAATAGATACTACAATTTCAGGTAATACAATTAACATCATAGGAGAATTAGCAACAGCTTCAAACGCTGGAGTAGCTTTTTTCCCTACTGCAAACTTTTTAGTTACAAGTGGTTCAGTAGCAATAACAACAATAGACGGAGGAACATATTAATGGCATTTTTAGCTTGGCACATAATCGCAATACTTACAGTTATGGCCGGATCATTTTTGATTGGTTACAGTTTAGGCAAAAAAGAAGATAGAAAAAATTACAATTATATTGATAGATTAAAAGATATATTTAAAAAATAATTTATTATGCCAACTGTAATTAAACCAAAACGCTCAGAAGTAGCAGCTTCAATACCTACAACAGGTCAATTAGAGGTAGGTGAAATAGCACTCAATATAACTGACGGTAAATTTTACACTAAAAC